GCGACTGTTTCACTCTCACCTGAGCAAGAAGGAAGTCTCAAGGATCTTGTCGAACTAGCGAGAGGCAAAGCGAAAAAATGACCCCGACAGAATTCTGCGTCCGAGTTCTCGGCATCGTGCCATACCTCTGGCAGTGCGAAGCCATGGAGTCGGTCGCGATGGAACAACCGACCAGCGTAGTCGCAGCGAACGGCAGCGGCAAGACGGCGCGCCTTGTGGCTCCGCTTGTGCTTTGGTTCCTGCATGAGTTCCCGCGCGGTCAGTGCATTTTCACCAGCGGCTCGTGGATGCAGATCGAGAAGCAGCTATGGGGTGCGGTGAAGGTCTATCAGCACAGGTTCCCGCATTGGCGCTTCATGTCCGAGGAGCTTCGCACACCCGAGGGTGGCTATGCTTTCGGCTTCTCGACCGACAACCCGGGGCGAGCGGAAGGACATCACCCGAAGATCGGAGGCGACGTGGATCCAGTATTCCTCATCATTGACGAAGCCAAGACGGTGCCAGACTCGATCTTCGAGGCATTCGACCGATGCACGCGCAAAATGGAGCTTTGGGTGTCGTCACCTGGAGCGCCTCGCGGTCAGTTCTACGACTCATTCCACAAGAACTCCAGCCTCTACAAGACGATCAGGGTGCCATCGACCGACTGCGCTCACATCAGCGCGGAGAAGCGGGAACTGGACCGAATCAAGTATGGCGAATCACATCCGCTCTACCGATCAAAGCACCTCGCCGAGTTCACCGAGGACTTCGACCGCTTGGTGCTCGCTCCAGACTTGCTACGCAATGCACTCGATGCACAGCCGAAACCAAACGCTCACGGTGAGATCGTAGCATTCTGTGACTTCGCCGCGGGACGGGATGAAAACGTTCTGGCAATTCGCCGCGGCAATCACGCACGCATCGTGAAGGCATGGCAGGAGCGGGACACAGTGCAGGCGGCACGGGAATTCATACGGATGTTTCAAACGGAAGGACTCACCGCCGGTCAGATTTGGGGAGACGCCGACGGACTCGGCACCGGCTTCTGCGACCAGTTCGCTGAGATGGGCTGGCATATCAACCGCTTCCACGGAGGCAAACCAGCAAGCGAGAAGGACGAATACGCCAACCTCATCGCGCAGGTCTGGCACGTTGCCAGTCGCGAGATCGAGCGTGGACGAATTCACGTCGGAGAACTCGATCCGATGACATTCTCGCAGATCACCACGCGGAAAAGCGAGTGGAACGAAACGGGCAAGCTTCGCGTCGAATCCAAAGAGAAGATGGCAGCGAAAAGCATGAAGTCACCGGACCGTGCCGACGCATTGCTTGCTTGCATAGCACTCGGCAGTCGCATCAGCGGAGCCATGACGGGAGCGGCATCAGTTACCACATCGAGGAACACATTCGCCAGTCGAACGGTCCGAGGGTTTAACGCTCTGTAAATTTGAGCTTGCCATTGGCTGCATTGCGTGCTATTGCCATGCTCACCATGACCGCAGACGAACGAAAGGGCATCGTAGCGCCTTTGCCAGCTTCCTACCGCACGCAGGACTATGACCTTGCCAATGTAACGCCAGAGCAAGTGCGCAGCATTCTGCGCAACGTGCGCACCGGCAAGCTGGAGGATCAAGATCGCCTTTTCCGCATGATGGTCGATTCGTGGTCGCGTCTACGCAAATGCATCAACGAAGTCGCTGGAAACGTAACGGCGCTCGACATCGAGATCAAGCCAGGTATTCGCGAAGGTGCCGAGGAACCGACACCGCAGGCATTGCAGATCCACGAAACAGTAGAACGAGCGCTTGAATCTTATGCGCCACGTCCGAGCCATTGGGAACTCGACACCAAGGGCATGATGAAGGCACTCATTGATGCTTACGCGAAAGGTATCAGCGTCGTGGAAATCATCTGGCACACCGAGAACGGCATCGTCTCACCGCGCTGCTACGCTCCAGTTCCTGCAAAATATCTCGCCTATCCATCCGCATCGAATGAGATCGACAGGCTCATGATGGCACCGAACGGCGTGAACTACGACACGCTCATTGACTTCCCGCCTGACAAGTTCTTGATTGCCATCTGGCAGCAAGGCGGCTGTCACCCAATCCATTCCGCCAACCTTCGCGCGCTCACGAAGTTCTGGCTCGGTGCAATCTACGGGCTGGGCTGGTTCATGCAATACGCGCAGCTCTACTCGATCCCTTGGCGACATGCGGAAACCGATGGCAGCGACGAGGCGATGATGAAGGCGCAGGAGATGCTGGAGAACATTGGAACGAGTGGCTACGCGGTCACAGGACCGGGTGTGAAGTTCTCCATAATGGACGGCATCAAGGGCGGCGAATCGTTGCCACAGGTAGCTCTGATGAACGAGTCAGACAAAGCTTGTGACATCCTCATGCTCGGACAAACTCTCACCACAGACGTGGGCGACAGCGGAAGCCGAGCGCTTGGCGACGTCCACGCAACAGTGCGCGGCGACATCTTGCAAGCGGTCGCGACATGGATCGGGCAGGTCGTCACAACACAGTTGATCCCAGCCATCGTGCGGATGAACTACGGCGCAGGGATCGCCAGCGAGGACATGCCCTATGCTGAAATCGTCATTCCGAAGCCAAAGGATGAGAAGGCAATCGCCGAGCGCATCAAGATCGTCACGAAGGACATCGGGCTTCCAGTCTCGAACAAATGGATCTACAACGAACTCGGCATTGCTGAACCGCAAGAAGGCGAGGCACTATTTGGCGAAGTCGAAGATCCACTTCCATTGCTCCCTGAAATCACCGAGGCGGCACGCGCTGACATTGACCTGCGACCGACCGATGACATGGCAAAGGCAGCACAAGACGCTCTCGAAATCCGCAGGCAGAAGCCAGCATCAGAGCGCGGTATGACATCGGTCGGCATCGCACGAGCACGGGACATTTCCAATCGTTCTGAGTTATCAGCCGAGACGGTGAAGCGCATGGTGTCATTCTTTGCTCGCCATGAGATCGACAAAAAAGGCGAGACATGGGATGAGAAAGGAAAAGGCTGGCAAGCATGGAACGGCTGGGGCGGCGACGCCGGCAGAGAGTGGGCGAACGCAAAGCTCAAACAAATCGAAAATGACCGATGAGGAAATGCGAGAAGTTGCGGGGCAATGGCTCGCACCAGTGGATCAAATCTTAGCGGATCTGATCGACAAAAGCTATCGCATGACCGCAGGCGCATTTCAAATTGAGGTTGAGCAAGTCATCGAACGCATTCCGCAGTTGTTTTTTATGTTAGATAAACGAGCGCTTGAAACGTCGCTGGAGAATGAGATCGGCGCGGCAATCGTCAAATCACTGGAACGAGAACTATGAAAATCACAATTACGGCGACGGGACTCGATCCAGTCAAAGCATCGATGATCCGCCTACAATCGGCATCGGTGCGCAAGGTTGCGGTTCTCACCGGCGCTCAGGATGCTCTGGAAGTCGTCGAAAAATACTACAACATGAACGGATCGCGGCTATGGGAAAATCCATCGCTTCCGACTCATGGTCCAGGTAGGAAAAAAACGCAGTGGTGGCGTAAAGTCTCAGGAAGTTGGTCGATCATGGGAGCGAGTGGATCAGGCGTGACACTGCGCAGCAAAGGTGCCATTGGATTCTCGCACAAAGTCACCGGAGGGACGATCACCGCGCGACGTGCAAAGTTCCTGACTATTCCGATTGTGCCAGAAGCACACGGGCTGACAGCTCGGACATACAGCCGAACAATCGCCCCGCTATTCGCCGTCAAGGGCGTGCTAGCGCAGGCAGATGAAAACTCTCCCACCGGTATCAAACCGGTATTCGTGCTGAAGAAATCCATCACGCAGAAGCCATGGAGGAACGCACTTCCACCGGAGCAATCATACATCAACGCATTCGCGAACGGAGCGCTTCAAAGCATCATTGCACAGGTCGAAGGCACTACTTAATAAAAAGTAATTACAAGCCAGATTCGAGTGGTAATCTTCTATTCGAAATGGCGAACGAAATCATCAGTGCATCTTTTCAAACCGAAGTGGAAGCTTTGGCTGAGAGCATTGTATATCTCCCTGAAGGCGAGCATGAAATTCATGCTACCGTCAATGGCAAGGCTGCCAAGCGCAAGGTCACGGTCGATGAGTCGATCCTAGCTGCATTCGCAAGCGACTTGCAAGCTCGCCAATCTCGCAACGTGCGACCATTCGCTGGCTTCGATCACAAAGCCGGTCCAGCCTCCTTCATCCCGAAGGAGTTCCGATACGAATCAGGCGTCGGTCTGGTCTTGGACATCGAGTGGACACAGGCAGGCAAGAGCGCCGTCGAAGGCAAGGACTACTCCTACTTCTCGCCAAACTTTCTACTCGCCAACGGCACGCCAGCAGGTCTGCCGACACATGGCGAGATCGGCTCACTAGTAAATGAACCGGCATTCGAGGCGATGGAAAAAATCGCCGCATCATACAACGAAACCAATATGGACATCAAACCACTAATCGAACTCGGTCTTGTTGCCGAGGATGTTGACCCGGAGAAAGCAATGGAAATTGCCAAGCTCGAAATCGAAGCCATGAAAA